GTCCGCAATCTCATTTTCTGCATAATCAACAGTAAATAAATATTTAGCTGGATACATTTCTCCACCTATCTTAGCTAACCAAGGACATGGTGTAGCTCTATCAATTACATAAACTGCATGGTTGTGAGAAGAACAATCCCAAGGCTGAGCATCGTGAACAGCCATTGGTTCTGGCCATTCAACAAACGGGGTATCTGCTACAAGTGCAGTAATAGGCATTCTTGCCCACATTGCACCTCCGTACACGTTTTCTATGCCTTGTTCTTCTTGTTCTTCGGAAGGAACACCAGTAAAAATAATTTGAAAACTAAGACATCGGCATGGCATTGTAGTTACACCAACCACCATGGCATGTAAAAACTCGCCATGGAACTGTTCGTGATTATGAGTGTACTCTTTCCTTACCCAACACTTAAAGTGCGGTATATTACTATGTAAATAAGCCACGTTTAAGGCTTACCTTTTCCACCCTTTTTCATTCCTTTAGTGCTCATGCCAACTTTGCCACCCATTTTGTAGCCTTTAGTTGTCATTTGACCGCCAGAAACTTTACCACCCACTTTGTATCCTTTGGTGCTCATGACACCGCCAGCTTTCATGCCTTTGGTTTTCATTTTGCCGCCTTGAGCGTAACCTTTAGTTCTTTTAAACATATCTAATCCTTAGTTATAGTATGCAACAAAAAAGTCGCAGTTAGTCAAAGCTACAAAAGCGCCTTCTGTAAAACGACAACCCATGCCTGGTATGTAGTGATCGAAAGATTCGTTCGCTCCAGATCCAAATTTAAATTGAGCTATAATTCTAGTGCCACTAGCACTCGATCCATCATATATGATGATCTGTGCATCGGCAGCGCTAGTTTGAGCTTGTACGGATTGTATTCTTAGTGAGCCTAAGTTAGTAGCACTTCCAGCGCCAGAAGCTCCAATAAAACCTTGGAGCCTTCCTGAGCTAGTTAAAGGAACGGATGCTTTTACATCTGAACTCATATTAGTCTCCTATTAAGCGTCAGCAAATGGTGTTACTAAAGTTCCTGAACCTAAAATGATACCTTCAACTGCATATTTTGCAGCAGCCATTGCAGTAACTTTTACGATACTTCCAGCTAGTCCACCTTTAGTTGATCCATTCATAGTAATTACATCATTAGAAGCACCAGATATAAATGTCTTACCTGTAGCGTTAGTTACGCCAGTGTAAAGGCCACCTACAAACTTATCTGTTCCATCCGTCAATATATCCATATCAGTAGCAGCTGTTTCTACAATAAAGTAGAAAGTTGCACCTATGTTATTAAGTTGGTTTGGATCAGTAGAGTCACTTGGAGTAGTTGCTACAATTGAAGGTAAAGTAAATTTACCATCCGCATCGTTAGTAGTTAATACTTTCCCTGCGTGTGCGGCTACTGTAATCGAAGTGTCAGCTGTTAAGCTAACAAACGACGTACTACCTGCTGATATAAATCCAGCCAATGATCTGACTGGTCCTGAAAATGTTGATTTAGCCATGTTTTTTCTCCTAACTAAATATGTTACACCATCTTGGAGTAAGTCTGCCGAGTCAGTTGGTATAACAAATTATCTCGGTATGAGATTATCGTATCAGAAAAAAATAGAAATAGGTAGAAAAGATAAAGTTGCTGGGTTGAGTAAGAAACCCCCAGCAGGGTTCCATTAAACTAATCGAGTGTTATGCTCCTGGGCTACCGAAGACGCAACGCGGATCCGAAAATCCGAAGCTGTATCTTTCTCTAGCTTTGTACCTAACATTACCCGTATCGAAATCCGCTTCCATTGAAGTTCTGATTGGTGAACGATTAAACATTTTAAATCCGTTCGGTGCATCAGTCTTAATGAAAAAAGCATCGGTGTCAGTTAGATAATGATTAACAGTGTAACCTTCTGGGATCATGCCCATGTTACGCATTGCGTTAATGTCATTATCTGACGTTCCAACTCTGCCTGGAGTTTCCAATATTCTATCAGCTACGAATTGTAGTTCTTTAGGAATGATTAATTTCGTTCCTTGAAGAGCTACTTTCAAACCACGTTCGTCAGTGAAAGCTGCAATATCAATTAATGCTTGTTCAAGTGAAGTTTCACTTAGGTCAGCAGATGTTGAAAGTTCGTTGCTCAAATTTGGACCGCCCACAGTTGGGTGATCTGTTGCGCAAAGTTCTTTCCCATCGCCGCCAGCGAAACTTGAATTGAATGCATTATTCAATACAGCTGCTGCCTTGACTTGCTTAGTGTTTGACATACTTCTTGCAAGCGCACGAGTGTACCTGGCCGACAATCTGTCGTATAGGTTATCCTCTACCGCTTCTTCTGTAATACTAAACGCTAATGCTATGGTTTCGTGGGTGTAACGTGACGTGAAAGCCTCTTGGGCTGAATCAAACGCTACGCCTGCTCCTTCTGATTTAACGGGTGCTTGGTCAAATCCTGTTAACATTACTTCTTCTTCAAAAGCACGATCAGAGTTTTCAACGTCAAAAATTTCTTCATGTTCGTTTTCATATCTATCATACTCAAGACCAAATAATGCATTCAGACCTGGAAGTAACTCTTTGACTAATTGTCCTCTGGAAATTGCCATCTAAATTACTCCTTATGTTCCTGCAACAGGACCTCTATAAGCATGTTCATTAATGAGAACAACTAAGTTCGCATTATTGCTTGAAAGGTCTCCGTTTTTATCATCTTGAACTACGCCCACAACTTTAAGCTGAAGTGCTTGGGTTGTTGCTAGTGTACTAGAGTCAAGCTCACGAGTAGCTACGCCAGTTGTCGTACTACCACCTATCCCATCAGTATCTGCATTTCTGCCAATAGCTGCTTGAGTTGAAGCTCCATCAGCTTGAACAATAAACAATTGGTTAGGGTCGTCATAGATATAAACCTCTATGTCTCCGCCGCCAAGTGCCGTTGTAGATGCTGTATAGAAATTCTTAAAGGTAGGAGTTCCGTCAGTAGCTGTGAAAAAAACGTGCGATAAAACACCGATATTATTAGCAGAACCAGCTGCTGATCTTTCGATGTATCCTCCATTAAATATAGTTAAGTCACCTTGAAAGATGCTTGTACCATATCCTGATGGATTGACGTTATATTTATTAGCTTCCTGAACGGCTGAACCGACATTGAGGCCTTTATAGGGTCTTAACCCAAAGGCTTTGTCTACATTTGCCATATTCTTTCTCTAATTTACAAGAATTATTATAAAGAACTCTTAGTTACTTGAACCTTGAGTTCCACCTATTGTTACGCGAGACTGTCTGTCTGGTCTATTAATAGACATGCTAGGGTGCGTACCATCTTTCATCATATCGTTATCTACAGCATCCATCTGGCTTTGCGTTTTACTCGCAAAGTGGTCAGATCTTTCCTGTACAGTTTCGATAGGCATTCTACATAGTATTAACCCACCAACACCAATCACTCCTGCAAATTTACCATCATCAATTGTGGGAGATTCGAAGTCAGGATATTCGTCTGCTCTCACAGGCTCCCATCCTTCTCTCATTTTGGCCACGACGTTCTTACGATCGTCTTGTCCTCTGAGTTCTAATCTCACCCAACGATGAACGTATCCTTCGGGGGGTGTAGGTGCGTCTAAAGCAGACGGGGGAGCCCAAGGTCTTCTTGCCGATTTTGTATCGCGAGTTTGGGCTTCGCGTGGTTGACGATTTTCGTCTTTTCTTTCATTTTTGTCAGTCATTTATATTGCTCCACGTTATTCAACATATTTTGCGTACTCTTCTAAAGGCACACCTAGTTTATTTGCTATTGCAACTTGAGAGGGTGTGAGTCTCACAGTCTTGCGCCCTGTTTTTGCACTTCGCTTCGCTGGTGCAACCGTCTGAGCGGGTTGGCTCGTTTGAATTTCTTCATTAAATTTATGAGGAAACTCTTTTCGAATCCTATTATTAATCTCATCATAGTATTCATTGCTTGCTGGGTCAAACCCTTCATTCAACAAATCCTCGTGAAAAGCAAAGGAGGTCATAGTCATAGCTTTATCATTTCCGAACCAAGGATTCTCTTCGGCCCATTCCTGAGCTCTGGGATCTGGTTCTGAATACTCTTGAGGCTGCGGCTCTGGCGCTCTTGGTATCTCTTGTGTTACCTGAGGTTGCGCTGCTAGTGCAGTGCGTTCTTGGTTTAGAGCTTGTACGCGTTGAGCTTCAACAGCAAGAGCTGCTAGTTTCTGTTGTGCGTTCGTCTGTGCATCGATCTCTCCTTCTTCGTTCGCTTTTCTTAATATATTTTTTGTTCCTTCGGTTTCGGCTGTAATCCTATTGGCTTCAGCTACGATGTAATTACTATCTAAATTCGTTTTTTGTTGTGTTAGTGTTTCGTTTTCTTTTTTTACGTTCTGAGCAAATTGCGTTGCTGCTTGCTCTCTTCGTTCGGCTTCCCTTAACTTTGCAGTTAGCTTATCGATACGTTTCTTTACGCCTTTACTGTATTCTTCGTGATCGTCAGCTTTTGCTTCTTCGGTTTCAGGTTCAGGTATTACTTCCGCAGCGCCCTCATCACCTAGTACAGGTTTAACAGGTTGTTGTGGATTTATTGGTAAGGCTTCGCCTTCATCTATGTCTACGTCTACTTCAGGGCCAGTATCATCTAACTGTACTATTTCTTCAGCGGCGTTCATATTTAGTTTATGCTCGGGCATGGTCGTTCTCCATGGTTATTAAAATTGATGCAGAATTGCTTCTGGGTCTGGGACGGTTGCGATGATTTCATCATCATTCAACAGCTTTATTTCTCCGCCTTCGATTTGTATCCTTGATCCTGAGTATCTTCCAATCAATACCCAGTCTCCTGGTTTACACCAAGGGCCAGTAGAAAATCTTTCTCCGTCGTACGCTTGTGGTCCGACTTTTAGTACGTAGCCAAGCAAAGTTCCTATCTGCTGTCTCTCACGAGTTTCGCTTGTTAGAACAATGCCACCTTCGGTTTGTCCTTGGCCCTTGTACGGTAATATCATAATCCTCCACCCTGTTGGTGAAGGCAATTGGTCTAGTAGTTCTGAATTCAATTTTATCAGGATCAAGCGTAGTCGCGTCTCCTTTCTTCTTACCTGATTGGTAAGCTTTTTCT